ATTTTGAAAAAAACAAAAAACAACCAAGAATTCTCTATTCTGGTAGTGGAACACATGTCGATGTTTTGAATAGAACAGGTTTAAAGGATGATTTTGGTCATGTAATTCACGCTATTATCAAAGCACGTAAAAAATTTAAATTTGTTTGGAAAGGCTGTTTTCCTTTACAATTAAAACCATATATCGATTCGGGTGAAATGGAATATTATGATTGGTCACCTCTTCCTGATTATCCAAGAGGTTTATCAGAAACGAATTGTAATGCCACATTTGCTTCTTTGGTAGATAACAACTTTAATAAGAGTAAATCCAATATTAAAATGATTGAAGCGGGTGGATTGGGATTACCGGGTGCTTATCAGGATTTATGCACGTACAAAGAAGCAGAATTTAAATTTAAAACTGGTGATGAATTAATATCACAATTAGAATATATCACAGCTGATACGGATAGATATATGAAACTCTCCGACAAAGCTTATGCATTTACAGATAAACTTTGGTTAGAAGATCATATTGATATATATTCCGGATTATTGTTTACAGGATGGGGATCAAAGGAGAGAAATGAGAAATATCCAGAAATAATCAAATTGAATCCTGATCAGGCAATTATTTCTTGAAAAAATCTTCCATTAGGTCATAATTGATATATGGCCTATCGGAATACATATTATGATCCCAAAAAAGAGGTTATGCATCTTTTTACATGGGATAATGAAGGCAATAGGATTAAAACTCTTTGTAGCTACGAACCTTATCTTTATATAGAATCCGATATTGGTTGTGATGGTAAGTCGATTTATAATACACCACTCAAAAAAATATCTTTTAGAAATAATTGGGATAGAACAAAATTCGTTGAAGAAACACCAATAACTAGACTTTTTCACAATCTCAATTGTGATCAACAATTTCTTCTTGATACATTTAAGAATGATGTAGATAAAGATGATTATGGTAAACAACCATTAAAGATTTTCTACATCGATATCGAAACACAAAAAATAGATCCAACTGCAAATTTCAGCACAGCGCAGGATGCAAATGATATCATAAATCTAATCACCGTTTATGACAGTTTAACACAAAAATATACAACATTTGGTTGTAAAAACTTTTCAACTTTGGATGAAGAGGTTACATACATTAAATGTTTAACTGAAAAAGATTTACTATCGAAATTTATAAAATTCTGGAAAAAGGATTATCCCGATATTGTTTCGGGATGGAACATTGATGGGTATGATATTCCTTATATAATAAATAGAATTGGTAAAATTTGGGAAAATGACGAAAAGGCAAAAGAACTTTCCCCTGTTGGTAGATTACAGTTCAGAGAAAATGTATCTGTAAATAAGATGGGTCAACAAATTGACCGTTGGTACATCCACGGAATTAGTATTCTGGATTATATGGAAGTATATAAAACCTTTTCTTTGGGCGATAGAGAATCATATTCACTCGGCTATATTGGTGAATATGAGTTGGGAGAAGGTAAAATAAACGTTGGTGGATATTCTTTATCAAAACTTGCTGATGAAGATTGGTTTAAGTTTGTTGATTATAATATTCAAGACGTTAAACTTTTGGTTAAATTAGAAGAGAAGTTAAAATATTTGAGGTTGGTCAGAAATCTCTCATATAGAGGATTTGTGCCCTTTACTAAGGCACTTGGTAAAGTTTCAGTTATTACCGGAACAGTTGCACATCAAGCACTTAAACAGGGAATGATTATTCCAACATTTAACGACGAAAACATTAAAAAGAATTTTGCTGGTGGGTATGTCCTAGAACCCACACCGGGTCTGTACGAAGACGTAGTAACATATGATGCAAATAGTCTATATCCAAATACAATTATAACTTTAAATATTTCACCAGAAACTAAAGTTGGTAAAATAATAAACAAAGATAATGATAAAATTCTCGTTAGATTAACCAATGGAAAGGAATTATCCTTTTCTTCTGAAAACTTTGAGAAATTAGTAAAAGATCAAAAACTTTCTATTGCTAAATCGAACGTTCTTTACACTCAAAAATTCAAAGGAGTGGTTCCCAATCTTATTGACAAGCTTTATAATGAACGTATTTCTGCAAAAAACAGAATGTTGGAAGCAAAGAAAAATATAACCAAAACCAATGATTTAAATGAAATCAAGATATTAGAAGAACAAGTTGTTGATAACGATACATTATCAAATGTTTATAAAACACTACTTAATTCTATTTATGGTGTATTTTCTCAGATTTATTCACCACTGTTTGACATAGATCATGCCGAAAGTGTAACATTAACCGGACAGGAAGTTGTAAAAAACGGTGCAAAAATTGTACATTCATATTTAAACGAAAATGGTTATGATAGAGATATATCAGAATTGTGTATCTTTTCCGATACAGATAGTTTAGCGTTCTCGTTGAGAAGATACTTTAATATCAAGGGTGTTAAAATGTCAGAAAATGGTAAGATTTCTGAAAATGCAAATACTATAATTAAAGATATTGGTAATAATCTAAACAAAAAAATAAACGATTGGGCTAAAAATGATCTGAGAACGATAGATCCTAGATATTTCTTCAAAAGAGAAAAAATATGTGATGTTGCTCTACTACAAGCTAAAAAATACTATATTCTTCATATTTTAGATTCAGAGGGTGTATCAACAAATGAGTTTGTCTACAAAGGATTGGAAATTGCAAAATCCGTTTTATCAAAGGAAGTAAAAGAACTTCTGAAAGATGTTATTGAATCTGCTATTATGTCTAGGGATAGAAAAAAGGCTAATCACATATTCCAAGAAGGATATGAAAAATTTTGCAAAATGTCACCGGAAGTAATTGCAACCAGAAAAAAGGTTAACAATTTTAATAAATGGGAAGATATGTTCGATGAAGAAATTGGTAAAGTTGCCAAAGGTACACCAATGCATACAAAAGGTTCTATTTATTATAATAATCTTTTAAAGGTATTGGGTTTAGAACACAAATATCAAAAAATTGAATCGGGTGCTAAAATAAAATATGTTTACTGTAAGGAAAACAAATATGGTTATAAATTAGTATCATTTGGTGAAGAATATCCACAAGAATTTCTACCACACATTAAACCAGATTATAAATTTATGTTTGAAAAAAATGCCGTTCCTGTTATTTCTAGAATTTTTAAAACAATTGGTTGGCCTTTACCAGCAATCGGTTGTGAAGAACACACAGACATTATAAGTCTTTTCTCTTAATTTATGAAAAACAACAAAGTTAAACTGATAGGGTATTATGGTGATGATTTTATTCATGCTGGTTCTGCATGGACATCAACCAGTAGAGATTTAACAGAGGATAAGAAAAAAAGAATACCAGATTTGTTAAAAATGTTAGCTGAAAACGGTCACCACACACCATTTGAAAAATCATCTTTACATTTTTTAGTTACTTCTGATATTGCTTCTCATATTCATCTTTTAAAGCATCGTATTGGAGTTTCTATAAACGCTGAAAGTGCAAGATATAAAGAATTAAAGGAAGATAAATTTTATATTCCTACTGATTGGTCACAATATTGGGCTGATAAACTTAATAAATACACACAACAAGGTTTGGATTTATACCATAAATGTGTGGAAAGTCTTGTTAACGATTTAAAAATTGATAGAAAAAGAGCAAAAGAATCTGCTAGATTTTTTAGAACTTATAACACTCAAATAGATTGTGATATAATGTTTAATTGGAGATCTTTTTATCATTTCTTGCAGTTAAGAAATAAACCAGACGCTCAATTAGAAATTCGTGAAATTGCAAAAGAAATGCTTATCTTAGTTAAAAATATTAAAGGAAATCCTTTTGAAAATACTATAAAGGCTTTTAAATTATAATGAATTTAAACGTCTCTGAATCTACCCTTTATAAATTTCTTTAATGCTCCCTTTTCGGTAGGATCGAAGGGGGGCATTCCTAATTCTTCTCTCATTTTTTTAAATGCTTCATCCGCTTCTTCTGGTGTCAAATTATCATCTTTTGGTTTTTTATCTTCTTGTCTTGTTAAATTTTTAACTAATTGAAGTATTTCATTTTCAGACATTTTATCATATTCATCTTTATCCAAATAAATTGGTTTACCTTTATAATTTAGATAATATTGTCCTTTCAAATATTTAAATTTTTCTTTCATTATTTTAATTACTTAGGGTTGAAATGTTTTAAATGTATTGTAAGATATAATCATGACAACAGAAAACACAAATACAACAACAAAACTCATTGTCTTCCTTGATACAGTAGGAAGAACGGTATTAGGCGAAGAAGTTGAATCAAGCAACTCTGCTCTTCTCGCTGTAAAGAATCCAGTAGTAATTGAAACAGTTCCAGTAGATAATGCGGGAAAAATGTCAATCAGACTTCTTCCAATCTTTTTCAAGGGCTTTTTAGCAGATCAATCAAAGGATGTTGTTATCTCCTATAACAGGAATGTAGTCAGCATTACGGATATTGATGCTCTTGATTTCAGACTACAGGCACAATATACCCAGATGAATAATCCAAACAATTCCTTTGTTTCACAGGGTACACCAACACCATCAGAAGATTCATCTTCTAAAAATGTTATAAATCTATTTGACGAATAAAACATATAAAACTGTTCTAAGAATATTATAATATTCACATCGGAACAAAAAATAAACCCGAAAGTCTTAATTGACTTTCGGGTTTTATGCTTTAATATAGATATATGGCAAAAAAAATTAAAAACAACGAAGAGGAAATTAAAAGTGGTAAGGTTGAAGATGTATTCAAGATTTTGGATGAACTAAATCCCGATGCTTCTTTCCTTGACGAAAATACTCTATCAACCGTAAACGATTGGATCGACACTGGATCTTATGCTCTCAATGGTATTATTTCTGGATCCTTGTATAAAGGAATTCCGATGGGTAGAATCGTTGGATTTTCTGGTCCTTCTGGTTGTGGTAAAACTCTTATTCTTAACAAGATTGTTGCAAATGCCCAAAAGAAAGGAATGCATGTCATTTATGCCGATTCTGAAAACGCACTTGATTTTGACACATCGAAAAGACTTGGTTGTGACCCATCAACAATTAAACATCTCCCTGTTGAGCTTATTGAATCAACAAGAAATCAGTTGGTTAAACTATTAAAAACAATTGTTGAGAATAATCTTCAAGGTAAATTTTTGATTGTTATTGATTCTCTGGGTAATCTTATCTCTTCCAGAGAGGCAAATGTCATAGAAGCTGGTAAAGATTCTGCTGATATGGGTTCAAAGGCGGTATCTTTTAAATCCATGCTTAGAGCACTTACACACGCAGCAGCAAAGGCAAATTGTCCCATTTTGTTCTCTAATCACACATATGAAAACCCTAATGCGATGTACCCAACATTGGTTAAGAGTCAAGCTGGTGGTTCCGGACCTCTTTATATGAGTTCCGTTCTACTTCAAATGTCTACGAAACAAGAAAAGGCATCTAAACTCGACAACAAAAACGCAAACGAGGATTCTACGGCTATTTCTAAGGATGTAAATGGTCTAACTCTTAGATTCGTAACGACAAAGAATAGGTTTATTAGTCCATTCCTCGAAACTGAATTATATTTGAATTTCAGAACTGGTCTTGCGAAGTATTCCGGTCTACTTGAAATGGCAGAAGCATATCAAGTTTTGGAAAAACAAGGCCATAGATATGTTTTTAATGGTGAAGTTCTTGGTTTTTATAAAGATTTCAAGGATGACGTAGAAGTTTGGAATAAAATTATCCCTGTTCTTGATAAAAAACTTCAAGTTGAATTGGCGTTTAAAAACGAATCCGACATTTCTAACGAAAATAATATCGATAAGGAACTAGAATAATAAAAAACACAAAAAAATGTTCTTATAGGTTGCTTTTTAACACGAAGCAACCTATAATTGTTTTATGGCAGTAACTCAAAAACTTTCTCTTGATTTAGATTTATATGAAAAGGTTGTCATGTATAATGCACTTTTCGATCAAACTTATTTGGAAACCATAATTGAATATGTAAAACCTTCATATTTTAAAGATAAAGATATTAGAAAAATATTTTCGGTTCTTTCTTCTTATTATGAGCAATATCAAAAGGTTCCAAACACAACAG